TTACATCACATTGCTTGGTGGTTTGGGCTTATTGGAGCAAGAAGCTCGCTTTACCCAACAGTTCGAGGCAAAACTCCTAAACGGCTATTTGTGGGAAATAACCTCTGAACTTGAAATCCGAGATCGTCCGACCTTATCCGAGGGTGCATTAAACATTCTATTAGACTGCGATTACGATAAATTGGTCTTGGCCGTCAATCGCTTACACGAATATGTCCATGTGACCTGTCCAAAACAAATAGAGGATTTATAACATGAATATGGAAGAACGATTACAAGCCGTTGTGTCTCAGGCCGAGACTGACGGCTCCCTTTGGCATACGATAATTCATGGAAACAATGCCACATCTGTATCTACAGAAAACGGAAAAGTTCCATCTGTTGCTAAACAACTAAAAGATGTAAGAGATGAATTAATAAATGGAGCGGCTGATTATTTGGGTTCATGTTTGCAAGCTAAAACAGAAACGACAGCTGTTCGGGACAATGCACTTGTGATAAAATCTCAAATAGAAGAGTTAAAAGCCGACACCCAAGAGTTTAGAAATACGGCAGAGAGCTATAAAAATATGGCTCAAACGACATTCAATTCGGTGTCATCCGCTGTATCTCAAGGAATTGCTGATATCCAAACAGAAGGATCCACACAAATTTCACAGGTAAAACAGGCCGCCGCCGAACAAGTGGCAGAAGCAACAGCACAAGCAGACAGAGCAGAAAATGCCGTCGACAGTAAATTAAATATTGATTGTTCAAATATAAATTTGAATAGCTTACTAAAAACCTGCAAATTTACATCTAATGATAATGGAACAGTTATTAAATTTCCAACTATTTTAGCAGATAACACAGTAAGAATAATTATCGTTCAATTTGGAAAAATTGTTGTTAATGGCGATAGTCAAGCTAGTTTTACGTTCCCCGAAGCTTTTCCAACGGCAGTAATATCAACTCAAGCAACTTTCTATTATGGTTTTAATAATGGAAGCGATGCAGGATGTGGAGTTCATTCGGTAACTTTAACTGGTGGAATTGCTCAAAATGGTTGCAATTGGCAACTTGGAATTGGGTGGATGGCAATAGGTTATTAAGGATTTATAAGATGAATATGGAAGAAAGACTTCAAGCCGTTGTGTTTCAGGCTGAAACAGACGGTTCGCTTTGGCATACGATAATTCATGGAAACAATGCCACATCTGTATCTACAGAAAACGGAAAAGTCCCGTCTGTTGCCAAACAACTAAAAGATGTAAGAGATGAATTGATAAACGGAGCTGCTGACTATTTAGGATCATGTTTACAGGCAAAGACTGAAACGACTGCTGTTCGGGACAATGCTCTTGTTATTAAATCTCAAATCGAAGAGCTCAAAACCGACACTCAAGAGTTTAGAGATACGGCCGAAAGCTATAAAAATATGGCTCAGACGACCTTTAATTCGGTGTCTTCTGCCGTTTCAAAGGGAATTTCTGATATTCAAGCCGAAGGTACAGCTCAAGTTTCTAACGTAAAAACAGCGGTGGCAGAACAAGTGGCTGAAGCAACTGCTCAGGCTGATAGAGCCGAAAATGCTGTTGACAGTAAGGTTGAAACCGACTTGTCAAATATAACAAAAACTACTTTGTTTTCAAAAATGTTTACAACATACATCAATGGCACAACATGGTATCGGGTTTGGCCGGATGGATGGATAGAACAAGGTGGTGTTGCGGCAAAAGGCGGAAGTGTCAGCATTACATTCCCCAAAGCATTCAAAAATACAAGTTATACAGCTATCGCAACATCCATGGGAACAAACGGTGAAATTTACGCTCAATGTATAAATAAAGTTTCTGCAACACAGATGAACATACATAATAGTGGCGGAAGTTCAAATTTACAAAAATCATGGTATGCATGTGGCTTCTAAAGAGGATTAATCATGGCAAATATGGAAGAAAAACTTCAAGCCGTTGTCTCGCAGGCAGAGATAGATGGTTCAAAATGGCATTCAATTGTTCATGGCGATGAAAATACGACAATTCAAACAGAAAATGGAAATGTTCCTACAGTAGCCAAGCAATTAAAAGATATTCGTGATGCGATAACCGGCGGTGTTTCTGATGTTGTAGCTGAGGCAGAAGCGGCTCGTGATGAAGCCATTGCTGCAAAAAATGCAACAAATCAGTTAAAGTCGCAGACAAATACGATTAAAACAGAAACAGCACAATTAAAAGCGGATACTTTGGCCATCAAAAATCAGGCTATTGAAGTGTTTAATAACATATCAACAGCAACTGATACGTCTATTCTAAATATCCAAACAGAAGGAAATACCCAAATATCAAGTATCAAAAACACAGGAACAACACAGATCAGTACCATAAATTCTACTGCGACAACACAAATAAGTTCTATTAATTCAACAGGAACAACACAAGTAAACAGAGTTAAAACGGAAGCAAATAATCAAATTGCGTTGGCAACTGAACAGGCAAATCTTTCTAAATATTATGCCGAAGCCTGTGCTCCAACACCTCTTGGCTCTAAGTTAACGGTTCCTGGAAACTCAAAAGTTCCGGACGGATATGAGCCTGTTTGGTATAAAAATACAATTACCAGAGCAAGGTATCCGGACTTTTTTGAGCAATTAGTCGATACAAATTCTCTGGTATTGGTCACTGAGGACACATACGACAGTCAGGTTTCAACCTTTGGAATGTGTGCCAGTTATGTAAAGATTGATACAAATACCCTTATTTTACCACTATTAGTGAATTTTGGGCGTGGCGGTAATTTGGATCAGTTAGGTGGTGTTCAAAATGACCAATTTCAAGGTCACTATCACATATCACAGGCTCGTCAGGATACATATGGTTCAGGAGATGGTGCTGGTCTTTATCCTACGAGTGGCTCAGACGAAGGCTTAAGACAAGATGGTCCCGACTTGAAAATCTTAAATCCTAAAACTGGTGCTCATGGAACTGCTCGATTTGGTGATGAAACTCGGCCAAAGGCTTACTATGAGCTAACTTATATCAAATGTGCGGACATTAGTCGACCTTTAAACTCGGAGGAAACTTCAGAAATACGAACACAATTTGCAAGAATTGAGACTCTTTTAGCAAGTATTCCTTATATTGTGGCAGAGCAAAAAGGACTAAACTGGTATATAAAATGGTCTAATGGGGTTTTAGAACAAGGTGGAATATATGGAAGTAGCTCTTCTTACGTAAAGGCTGATAGTTCAATCACACTAACTTTTAATAGTAGTTTTATTAATACCAATTACATATTTGTAAACACAGTAACTGGTAACTCCACTGCTGATAGTGGTTGGTGTAGCGGTGCTTTTTTTGAAATCGAAGGAAAAAGAACAGCATCAAATATTATATTAAATACAGATGGTATTGCCTCAAATAGGGTTTACCGAATGAATTGGTATGCACGAGGCTATTGGAAATAAGGAATACTATAATGGCAAATATGGAAGAAAGACTTCAAAGTGTTGTCTCTCAAGCTGAGAGCGATGGTTCAAAATGGCATACAATTGTTCATGGTGATGAAGATACAACGGTCCCGACAGATCAAGGAAATGTTCCCACTGTTGCCAAGCAATTAAAAGATATTCGTGAAGCGATTACCGGTGGTGTATCTGATGTTGTGGCTGAGGCAGAAGCAGCTCGTGATGAGGCTGTTGCTTCAAAAAATGCAACAAATCAGTTAAAGTCGCAGACAAATACGATTAAAACAGAAACCGCACAGTTAAAAGCGGATACTTTGGGTATCAAAAATCAAGCTGTTGAAGTCTTTAATAACATATCAACAGCAACTGATACATCTATTCAAAATATCCAAACAGAGGGCAACTCCCAAATATCAAGTATCAAAAACACAGGAACAACGCAGATCAGTACCATAAATTCGACTGCGACATCACAAATAAGTTCTATTAATTCAACCGGAACAACACAAGTAAACAGAGTTAAAACGGAAGCAAATAATCAAATTGCGTTGGCAACTGAACAGGCAAATCTTTCTAAATATTATGCGGAAAGCTGTGCACCAGCTCCACTGGGGTCAAAACTAAGTGTACCTGCAAACACGAAAGTTCCTGATGGATATGAGCCCGTATGGTATAAAAATACGATTACAAGAGCAAGATATCCGGACTTTTTTGAACAGCTCGTGGATACGAATTACTTGGTTTTCACTGATGAAACAACATATGACAGCCAAGTTTCAAGCTATGGTATGTGTGCCTCATATGTTAAAGTTGACGATGATACAGTTATTCTACCACTTTTGATAAACTATGCTCGAGGTGGTACAACAGATAATTTAGGAACGGTTTTGAACGATCAATTCCAAGGACATGGACACCATGCTTATATTGAATGTGACCAATCTGGAGGTTCGGGATATCCAAAACCTTTGCCTGGAGCTTCTCGATCCATACAAAACACAGATAAATGGGTAACATATCCGATAGCGTATGGAAACAATGGTGCTCCAAGATATGGCGATGAAACCCGTCCTAAATCATATTATGAATTGGTTTACATTAAATGTGCTGATATTTCTCGCCAATTGACGAGTGAAGAAACCTCTGAAATCAGGACAACGCTTAGCCAAAAAGTAAATACAAATCTATCAAATTTCCCTTCTAACATAGATTATTGCATTGAAAACTATGTTGCCAGTAATGGAAATTGGTATCGGATTTACAAGTCAGGCCGCCTAGAACAAGGCGGTTTTTTTGGCGGTGGAACGAGTGCTTGGGCAAGTGTTGCAATTACATATTTAAAACCATTTAAGGATAACACTTATCAATTATTTTGTTTAGGAAACTGGAGTGATGCAGGAAGTTCGTCTTGTAAGGTTACCGCAAAATCAACAACCGGAGCAACAATTACATATGCGAACAATCTCTCATCAGTTCAATTATCAACTTGGCTTGCCACAGGCAGAAAATAACTGGAGGAAATATGTTAGGTCAAAAATTAACAGAAGAAACTTATACAGAGGGAGCTATTTGGTGTAACGAAAACAATGCCCGTATTAACCCTGAAACATGGATTATTGAAAAAATCCCTGAGCCAACCCCCGAAGAATTAAAAGAAATTAATAGAGAACTTCGAAATCAACTCTTAAGAAGTTCTGATGAATGGGGTGTTGCCGACAGACCGCAAACAGACATTGTAAAATTACATTTGGAATGGCGAGAGTATTTAAGAAATTATACAAATACTGATAACTGGTGGGAAAATCCCCCATTAACTTATAACGAATGGGAACAAGAAAATGACAGATAACACGCTCTCTGAAGCATTAAAAGAGGCCTATGCATCGGCTCCAAGTGAAGTTATTTTATTGCACACCTTGGAGTTAAGGCATCCGGCTTTCATTGACGATAACGGAAATCAGACTGCCATTCGTATTGTCAGGGATAATAAGAACTATACCTGCAGACTTGAAGATACGGCTCCGCTTAATCCGGGAGAGGAAGTTGAGTTTCAGGCGTTGGCATTTGATTTGGAATTGCCGCCAGTTGAGGCTATACCAGTACCGGAGATTACTTTGTCCATCGATAACGTTTCAACAGAAATCATCAAATACTTGGACAGAGCCGTAGAAACACAGGATATGATCGAAATGACATATCGGCCATACCTAACCAATGATTTAAGCACGCCACAAATGGATCCGCCGATTACTTTGGTTATTACTGAAGTTACAGCGGATATTTCCAAAATATCGGCCACAGCTCGCATGATGGACATCGGCAACAAGTCTTTTCCTGCTGAAAACTATACCGTTAAAAAATATCCGGGATTATCAAGATGACGCATTTTGCATTAAAATATATCGGGCGACCATGGATCGCCGGATCACAAGGCCCTGACAGTTTTGATTGTTGGGGATTTGTTCGTTATGTGCTGTTGCACGAATTTGGCCATGATGTTCCACCGGTCAACATTAATCCGAATAATTTAAGAGATGTCCTGCACGCCTTTAAGGTGGACTTGGCATTTCAAGCCTTTATTGAAGTACCGACACCTCAAAACGGAGATGTTGTTTTAATGAGGCAATCAAAAAATCCCGTTCATGCCGGGTTATGGTTAGACATAGACGGTGGTGGTGTTTTGCACTGTGTTCGGGATAGCGGCGTTGTATTCCAAAATGTCCGATCATTAAACACTTGCGGTTGGTACCTTGATAGTTATTATCGAGTGAAAGAAAGTTAAAACAATGGTTTATTTTAATTATCTAACAAATCCGTTTAATCCAAACAAGGGACGGATAAGCAAAGCCTTGCCCGGAAAACAAACCGTTTTGCAAATTGTTAAAGAGCAAAAAATAGATTTAACCCGACCAACTGTCTGTTTGGTTGATGGTGTGGCAAAACTCAGAAAAGACTGGAACATAACCCTACATCAAAAAGCTGTGGTTAGTTTTGTCGCTCTGCCGCTGGGTGGCGGTGGTAAAAGCTCAAACCCATTACAGGTTGTCCTGACGGTGGCTTTGATTGTGGCAACTGTTTATACTGGTGGTGCGGTGGGAGCCGCTTATGGTGCCGTTTGGGGCGGTGTTGCTGCGGCGGCCGTTTCGGTCGGAGGTGGTATTTTGATTAATACCTTTGTGCCTACACCAAAAGCATCGCTTAATGGAATGACAACCTCAAGCCTAACCCAAAGCCCAACCTATTCTTTACAGGCTCAAGGTAATCAGGCACGTCTTGGTAATCCCATTCCGGTTATTTATGGTCGGCACCTGATTTATCCGGATTTTGCCAGTCAGCCATATTATAAATACATTGATAACGAGCAATTTGTGTATCAACTCCATTGTTTGGGTCAAGGTGAATACAATGTCGAACAGATTCGTATTGAGGACACGCCGATTAGCTCATTCGAAGAAATAACCTATCAAATCATTCCACCCGGAGGTAAAAACACGCTTTTTGAAGAAGATGTAGTGACTTCCAACGAAGTGGCCGGTCAGGAACTGTTAAAGGATACCATTTGTGGTCCGTTTGTGTTAAACCCGACCGAAAGTGTTATCAATAAAATTGAAATTGATGTAGCTTTTCAACGGGGTTGTTATTACGCAAACGACAATGGCACCATGGCCAATAAAACCATTCAGTGGCGTATTGATGCCAGACGGATTGATGATGAAGATAAAGCGCTGGGTGATTGGGTTACTCTTGGAACGGAAAGTATTACAAGCAATAACCACAATGCAATGTATAAAACCTATACTTATTCGGTTACAACCGGCAGATATGAGGTCAGAGCTACTCGGTTAGATGCCAAAGACACATCTTCACGTGCCGGTCATGAAATCCGGTGGGGTTCGGCCAAGGGCTATATCGTGTCAGATAAAGACTATGGAAACGTGACATTGCTTGCCATTACGATGCGAGCCACCGATAACTTGTCACAGCGTTCATCCCGTATGGTGAACTGCATTGTTACGAGGAAACTTCCGACATGGTCACCAAGTGGAGGATGGACGGCTCCGGTTGCAACCCGTTCGGTGGCTTGGGTATTAGCTGATATATTAAGAGCATCATACGGTGCCGGACTTGCCGATAAATCAATAGATCTGCAGGCTCTTTATAACTTGGATCAGACGTGGAACAGCCGAGGCGATACCTTTAACGGCGTGTTTGATAGCAAACTGACGGTTTATGAAGCCTTATCCCGAACAGCCCGAGTTGGGCGAGCTATTCCTTTTATTCAAGGTGGTATCGTTCGTTTCGTCCGGGACGAGCCGAAAAACATACCGGTGGCACTCTTTGGACCACGAAATATTGTAAAAAACAGCCTATCTATACAATATGTGATGCCTTCCGAGGATACCGCCGACAG